CGGCATCGCTCAGGTCGGCATCGCTCAGGTCGGCATCGCTCAGGTCGGCACCGCGCAGGTCGGCACCGCTTTTTACTGCCGCAATCACTGTCTTCAACATCGTGTTGTCTTCGATGTCGTATTCAAAAATGACTCGGCCGGACCAGCGTTGAAAAATCTGCAGTTTCATTCCCACCTCATTATTGGTTATTCTCTTGCTCATAATCGAAGCGATCAATCGCCATGCGCTTCATCACCTTCCAGAACTTGTCTTCGCCCTTTGCCAGATGATGCCCTGCTACTGATGCGATGGCGAGCGATTGCAGAAGCTCCGCGACATCGTCGTTATATGGCAAGTCCCATTCGCCTTTAACGCCTTCTTCAAACAGCCACATGCGCGGTTCAGGGCCACAGCTCGCCAGGTCTCTGATGAAGTCCGTGATATGCAGGTCTGTGAACTCAGGCACGATGTCTTCTTCCGGCAGTCTGCGGTCGTATGCGCGTTGTGCGGCTTCGTATCCTCTCGGCAGTGCGCTCATGGTTTCATCCCGAATAATCCGCAGGCTTCCCAAACAATGGCGAAGCATGCAATAGTGAATACGATTAACGTCAGCCAGCTACGGATGTAGCCGCGAGTAGTTCGGATGCGGTTGTGGCCGGTCATGCTGCACCTGCCTTGGCGAGGGCAGCGCACTCAATGCAGATTTCGGCATGTGCCAAGCCTGCGCGATATTTCGACTGCGCAAACTTTTCGCCCTTGGCGATTTCGCGCCCGCAGCTATTCGCGAACTGCCATCCTCGGCACCGGCGCGACACTCGCGCTGTACGTGTTACCCACGGCGTTGCTGTATGTGCTGTAGTCATTGCGCACCTCCCGTTGCCTTGGCGAGTGCGGCGCGCGCGTTCTGCATATCGGTGCTTGCTTCGGTATAGGCCCATGTTTCAATGTTCTTGTCAGCGGCCTCGCCCAACGATGCGTAGTAATCAATACGCTCGACCAAAGCACTCAGCGCCTTCACCAGATCATCATGCGCATTGCAGGCGCGGACGATGAATTCGGCGTTCGGCGCGCCTTTGATTCCATCGTTACCCTGATACGGGATGCTGCAGATCTTCGGGCAATACTCGTCGATTGATTCTGGCGAACATGACCACGGAACGACGACATCAAAAAATTGGCCGTTATCCACGAGATGCCAAGGCGTTGCTGTATGTGCTGTAGTCATTGCAGCTCCATCTAGTTGTTGAGTTGATGGAGTAATAGTAGCGAACGCTACCAATAACTGCAAGTAGCAAATGCTACTAAAGTGTAAATTGCAGCAACATTTGTTTTAATTGATTTTTCATTGCTGATAGCTAAAGACAATAAAAAACCCGCCGAAGCGGGTTTTTTAGGAGGCTCTGCAGTTCAGTTTGACGAATCTGAAGTTGTACCAATGTAAGAGACGGATACTTTGAATTCTGGAGATTGCAGCGATCCGCTTTCCGTCAAGCTTTGCTCCCATTTTCGATCGATGCCGGTCGCCAAACTGGATGGAATAATCTCTCCAGAAAAATAAACCTTTTGCCCTTCTCTCAGGACAGAAAGTTGTTGATATAGCGCGGTGCTTGGCTCGGCATCGTCTTTTAGGCGATAAGATGCGCCATTTTCCGAAGTTAGATTTAGTGACGCAGTGGCGCCGCCGTGGCTTGTAGTTAGATCTTCTATAGTGGCTGTCCAATTGTTGAATTTGGTGCCGTGCTTCTGGAAAAAATCGTCCGTCGCCTTGTTTGCCACGTTGAATACGGAAGACGCTTGGATTTGGTTTTTATCGGATGCTGCCTGATAGGCGGAATACAGTCTTATGCGTGTTTGCTCTAGCTCTTGCTGGTCAGCTGGGATATGCGGATAGGACGAACTAGAAGAGGGAGAGGGGCCGGAAGAATCGGTGGAATGCTGGTTACTATTTGCTTGCCACCAGATAAAGATGCCTACAACGAACAGGCCACCGATAACTTCCTTTATCGAGAGTCGCTGTTTTAGGAGAGATTCTTTCTGTTTTTTTATAGGTGCGCCGCATTTCTGACATGCTGAAGCTTTGTCGCTGACTTCAGTGCTACATTCAGAGCAATTGATAAGTGCCATCTTCAGACTCCCCTCTAAGTCAGGCTGGTTTAAATGCAAAGCTCGGAACTCCACCGAGCACTCGATGCAGCTTGTCGATTTCCGATAGTTCGAGCGTAATGTTCTTGTGGTCTTGGTTGATCGATTCAAAGCAGGCCATGCCTTCGCGCTCCCATAGGAACGTCTTAATCATGCGCTCCCCGTTCGTTTTTAAAATAATGCATTCCTGTCCGGGCTGCACATCGAAGCATGGATCGACGGCCACGAATTCGCCCGGCTTGTACCTGGGACTCATGCTGTCGCCGCGGACGCGCAGAGCATAGGCGTCAGGGCATTTGGACCAATATGGCACCACGCCGTCTCCGAATCCTACTGCATGGTCATCAATGACAAGCAATCCATCCGCCCCAGCTTGAACGACGCCAACCACAGGAAGCCATCGCTGTTGCGCGACTATCTCCGGCGCGTCTTCGACTTCCATCGCATTACTCCCGGCCGAAGGATTATCAAACCATCCCTTCATCCCGCGCCATTCTTCGATTTTCCGAATGGTCTTTTCGGTTATTGGGCGCGTCCCTTTTAACATCTGCCTGACAAACGCGCCATCCACATATCCCAGCCGTTTCCCGAATAGCGTGATGTTCCCGTCGTCCATCTTCTTGGCCGCTTGGGAAAGTCGCTCTATCCGATAGGCTTTTAGTTCCATTTCATCCATCACAGAAACGTAGCATGCGCTACTGAAGCAATTGCTACTTGACAGCTAGTAGCAACAGCTACTATTCTTCTGGCATGGACCTCGACCAATACCTTTCTTCGCATAACGCACTGACTGTTTCGCAGCTTAGGGAGCGCCTTGTTTCGCTCGGCTATCAGGTCAAGAGTGATGCACAAATTCGCCAATGGCAGCATCAATACGCTGGCCGCCTGCCGAGCCCTGAAAACTGTGTCGGACTGGAACTCGCCAGCGATGGCCGGATTTCCCGCCGCGACCTTCGCCCCGACGATTGGCAGCGAATTTGGCCGGAGCTTTCCACGACTTCTCGCAACCGCCGCGCTACCGACAACTCCGCAATCGCAGAAGGCACTCCCATCGACGGAAAGTCCGTGCGCGAAGCCAGAGGCAAGTTTCGTATCCCGAAGATCGACACGCGAAAGTTGCGCGAGTAGGGCGGCTTTTGTTGTTTTGTTTTCCATGTAGCAAGTTTCGTTTTTTTTAAGCAAAAGGGACAGTCAAATGCGGTCAAAAAATTTGCAGCCGGTTGACCAACCCCAGCTGGCGCTATGCCGGCAGGTTGAGAAAACCGACGTTCCGCTCGAACTCGTGCTGAAGCAAACCAACCTGGCTTCATCGATTGCGCTGTGTGTCCAGCTCTCCGGCTTGGAAGAGAAAGAAATCTATATGGCGCTCGGCATCGATGCCGGCCATTGGACGCGAATCATGAAGGGCGACGCGCACTTCCCAGTCAACAAGCTCAATGACCTGATGGACCTGTGCGGCAATGAAGCGCCGCTGATGTGGATCGCGCACTCGCGCGGCTACGGGATGGTGCTGCTGAAGTCGGAGGCCGAGCGCCGCGCCGAGCAGGCCGAGCTGCGCGCCAAGGAAGCGGAGAAGCAAGTTCGCTTCTTGACCACGATTCTGCAAGGCCGCACGCCGCAGGAGGCCTGATGGACGCCGCATTCCGTACCGCCATGCTCTACGCCGCGCCGTGCGCTGCAACTCCATGCCGCGCGTGCGTCGGCGCCGGCTTTCGGCAGTTCGGCATCGCATCCAATGGATTCGTCTATTACGTCAAAACGAAATGCCGTGCCTGCGCCGGTGTTCGCTTGGAGGTCGCATGAAAACTGCCGTCGCTGATACGTCCATCGATGCATTCCACGCGCACAAGGCCAACGGCCGTGCAATGGAGCAGCAGAAGCGAATCGTCGCCTTCATCGAAAAACGCGGCGGCGACTGGTCGATTGGCGAACTGGCGCATGCCCTCGGATTGGAGAAGTCCACCGTGTCGGCGCGCGTCAATGAGTTGCTTTACAAGACCGGCGACCTGGCTGAATGCGCCAAGCGCAAGGACCGTATTTCGGGTGTGAAGGTGCGGCCGGTTGGTTTGCCGGTCGGGCAGGGAAAGTTATTTCAATGAACCGGCGCCAACCGGAAAAGAAAAACCCGCCGTTGGTGGTCCTGGCAGACCCGGCGGGTTGCTTTGGTAAGCGGGAGTAATGATGCCACAACAAGAACATTCAGACTATCTCGAATTCCTGCGCGGGAAGGTAAAGCTCGCGCCGATGACCGGATTCGACGTTTCTCCGGAAGAGATCAATCCGCATCTGAAGCCACATACGCGCGACATCGCGCGATGGATCCTGAAAGGTGGAAGCCGCGCATGCTTTGCCAGCTTCGGCCTGCACAAGACCGCCACCCATCTGGAAGTCATGCGGCTGATTGGCAAGCGGTTTGCCGACGCCTACCGCCTGAGCGTGATTCCGCTTGGCGTGCGACAGGAATTCTTCCGCGAAGTAGAGCAGCGTTTCACCGGCGAATATGCAGTCGATCTGCGCTTCATCCGCACGGATGCCGAGATCGATGATCCGGCTACGATATACCTCACGAACTACGAATCGGTGCGCGAAGGGAAGGTCACGCCGTCCAAATTCCGCGCTGCTGGTCTTGATGAGGCGTCGATTCTGCGCAGCTATGGCAGCAAGACGTATCAGGAGTTCCTGCCGGCTTTCGAGAGCGTCGAATTCAAGTCGGTCTACACGGCGACGCCGGATCCGAACCGCTACAAGGAACTGATCCACTATGCCGGTTATCTCGGCGTGATGGATACGGGCCAGGCGCTGACCCGCTTCTTCCAGCGCGATAGCGAGAAGGCCGGCAATCTCACGCTGTACCCGCACAAGGAACAGGAGTTCTGGCTGTGGGTTGCATCGTGGGCCATCTTCATCACGAAGCCGTCCGACCTTGGACATAGCGATGACGGCTATCTCCTGCCCGAGCTGGATGTTCGCTGGCACGAAATACCGAGCGACTATGCGACGGCCGGTACCGACAAAGTAGGACAGGGACTGCTGATTCAGGACGTGGCGATGAGCCTGTCTTCCGCTGCAGCAGAGAAGCGCAACAGTCTGCCCGCGCGCGTGGCGAAGGTACAGGAACTGATAGACGAAGCGCCGGAGGATCACTTCATCGTCTGGCACGACCTGGAAGACGAGCGCCATGCCATTCAGAACGCCATTCCCGAAGCCGTCAGCGTCTTTGGTTCGCAGGATCTCGAAGAGCGCGAGAAGCGCATCATCGCTTTCAGCGATGGCGAGCATCGCATTCTGTCGACCAAGCCGATCATCGCCGGCAGCGGTTGCAACTTCCAGCGGCACTGCCATCGTGAAATCTTCGCCGGCGTCGGCCACAAGTTCAATGACTTCATCCAGGCGGTGCACCGCACCTTCCGCTTTGGCCAGACCGGGAAGGTCCGCATCGACATTATCAGCACCGAGGCAGAACGCGAGATCGTCGCCAACCTGAAAGCCAAGTGGAAGCGCCATGACGTGCAGCAAGAGCGCATGGCGCAGCTGGTGCGGCAGTACGGCCTTGATCATCTTTCGATGCAAGACACGCTGGCCAGAACCATCGGCGTGGAGCGCGTCGAGGTCAAAGGCGAACGCTTCACCGTTGCGAACAATGATTGCGTGATCGAAGCGCGCATGCAGCCGGACAACAGTGTCGGCCTGATCGTGACTTCGATTCCGTTCGCCAATCACTACGAATACACACCGAGCTACAACGACTTCGGCCACACCGAGAACAACGATCATTTCTGGGCGCAGATGGATTTCCTGACGCCGGAACTGCTGCGCATCCTGAAGCCCGGCCGCATCTATGCCTGCCACGTCAAGGACCGCATCAACTTCGGCAACGTCACGGGCGCCGGCATTCCGACCGTTTCACCATTCCATGCAGAAGCGCTGTTCCATGCGAAGAAACACGGCTTCGACTACTGCGGAATGATTACCGTGGTAACCGACGTGGTGCGCGAGAACAATCAGACCTACCGGCTCGGCTATACAGAAATGTGCAAAGACGGCTCGAAGATGAGCGTCGGTTCGCCGGAATACGTCTTGTTGTTCCACAAGCCGCAGACCGATCGCAGCCGCGGCTATGCCGATGAGCCGGTGGTGAAATCGAAAGCTGAATACAGCTTGGCCAAGTGGCAAGTCGATGCGCATGCGTTCTGGCGCTCGTCCGGCAATCGCATGCTATCCGCCGATGAGATGTCGGTGATGGGGCCGGCCAAGCTGGCGAAGTTTTTCACCGATGACAGCCTGCGCCATATCTATGACTACGAGCGCCACGTCGCGATCGGCGAGCAGCTGCAGGAGCGCGGCGCACTGCCGTCCGACTTCATGAGCCTTGCGCCTGGAAGCCATGATCCGATGGTGTGGCATGACGTACTGCGCATGAACACGCTGAACGGTGAGCAGTCCAAGCGCGCCGTTGAAAAGCACGTTTGCCCTTTCCAGATCGATATTGTCGACCGGTTGATCGAGCGCTACAGCAACAAGGGCGATGTGGTTTATGACCCATTCCATGGTTTAGGGACAGTCGGTTATTGCGCAATCAAGAAGGGCCGTCTCGCCGGCGGCTCTGAATTGAATTCGCAGTATTTCAAAGATCAGGTGACCTATCTGCGCCTGGCAGAAAAGGAGGTGACGATGCCCACGCTGTTCGACTTCATTCAAGACGAAGAGGAAAAGGCCGCTGCATGACCGTCGCCCTGTACAAAGAATTCACGCTGCGCGATGCCAACATCTGGCAGGCGATCGTTGCGCTGGTCAAGGCCAATGCGCCGACCTTTGCCGAGCGCGGCGAGCCGCTGCGCGTGATCATCACCAGCGAAGAGCGCAAGCGCAATGCCGAGCAGAACCGGTTCTATTGGGGCGTCATCTTGCGCGACATCGCGGAACAAGCATGGGTTGGTGCCGCCCAGTTCGACAAGGACGTGTGGCATGAGTTCTTCGCTCGCAAATTCGGGGTATGCGAGGACGTGACGTTGCCAGATGGCGAAACCATCGTCCGCCGGAAGTCGACCACCAATATGAGCGTGCACGAGTTTTCCGAATACATGACCAAGGTCCAGGCGCATGCAGCGGCTGAGCTGGGCGTGGAGTTTTCCTGATGTTCCGCTCTGCGCCGATGAAACGCACAGGCTTTAAGCCAAAGGTGAAGCCAACGGCCGGCATCCTTCGCACGGCGAACCTGGCAGAAGCCAAGAGATTTTCCAGCTTCAAGCGCAAGTCGCCGAAGAAGCGTGCCGGCCACGACAAAAGTGTTCGGGATACCTGCGCCGGCCAGCGTTGCTACGTTGCGCCATACATGCCTGAAGTCGCATGTAGCGAAGCGGCTTCTGTCGTTCCAGCCCATTCGAATGAGCTTGCGCTCGGCAAGGGCATGGGTCTGAAGGTGCCGGACATCTACACGGTCCCGTGCTGCGGCTCGCACCACTACGAGCTGGATCAAGGGAATCTGTACGACAAAGACCGGAAGAAAGCCGCTTGGCGAAGCGCCTATGCAGATTGGGCGCCGGTGCGTGAGCAGAAGTTCGGCGTGCCGTATCAACCGCTTCCGGAGGCCGTATGCGATCGCTGATCGAAGAGACCTTCGCGCTGCACTGCAAGGCACACAAGCTCGATGTAGCGCGGGAATACCGCTTCCATCCGGTGCGAAGGTGGCGATTCGACTTTGCCATTCCAGAACGCATGATCGCGATTGAGTGCGAGGGCGGCGTCCATTCGCACGGGCGGCACACGCGCGGCAGCGGCTTTGTTGCTGACTGCGAGAAATATAACCATGCAGCTGCGGCTGGTTGGTTCGTCTTCCGGTTCGACGGAAAAGCAGTGCAGAGCGGCGAGGCGATTGCGTTCGTCCTTGGCGTGCTGAATAACAAGCGGGTGACGAATGAGTGAACAGATTCCATTAACGCCACCTGATTGTGACCTGCAGGACTTCAAGTTCATGCCGCTCGATGTCGGCCGCTTGCGCGATTCCGATCTGGCTGCCAACGAAACGCCGGAGGCTTGCTGGGCTGCTCTGCTGCTGTGGGCGGCCTCATGGCACCAAGTGCCGGCGGCGTCGATACCGAACGACGATATGTGGATCGCCAAGGCCGCGGGCTACATGATGCGCGGGAAGATCGACAAGGCATGGAAGGATGTCCGTGGTGGTGCGCTGCGCGGTTACATCCTGTGCGCTGATGGTCGCCTGTATCACCCGGTCGTAGCGGAAAAAGCTGCAGAGGCGTGGCAGGCAAAGTTGGAACAGCGCTGGCGCTCCGAATGTGGTCGCATCAAGAAGCATAACCAACGGCATGGGACAACGATAAAAATCATGCAGTTTCACGAATGGATGTCCGCAGGCCGTCCCGTGGGACAACCTCTAGATGTCCCCGGGGACAATGAACAATGTCCCGGCTCCGTCCCTCGGGAAACGTCTTCCAAGAGACAGGGAGAGGGACAGGGACAGGGACAATTTAATTCTGTACCTAACGGTACAGACGCTGGCGCGTCGTCGCCCCCGAAAGCGAAATCTCCGGAAGAGACCGCCAAGGCGGAGCTGTGGCGCATTGCCGTGCAAGTCTTGCAGGCAGGCGGTTGCAACAGCGAGGACGTGTGCCGCTCGTTCATGGGGAAACTGGTCAGGGACTACACCTTCCCCGTCGTGCAAGAGGCCGTCATTGCGGCCGTCACGGCGCAGCCAGCAGACGCCCGCGAATACCTGAAAGCCGTTTGCCAGCGCATCAAGGGCGAACGCCTCAACAAGCAGGAATCCCTCGAAAAATCCAATGCTGAAGTCGCGCGCCGACTGGCCGGAGAATCCCCATGATCGACAAAGA